AACTTCGGCGGTAGAAAAAGCAGCCATATGGATTCCTACTCCAAGTTCCTACCTATCTAATTTAACTGATAAACCACCAGTGACATCAAATACACAGGAGAACGCACCCGTTAGCGCTGGACCTCGTATTATAAATAATCCAGATAACAAGGTGGCTTATTTGGAATCAAACCCATTCCTTCCAGATACGGGTGGAGTTTCAGTAGACACTAACCAACTAGCAAGTATTAAGCAATATTTATACGACTTGCGAAATTCGGGTTATTTATTTGAATTAAAACAATCTGACCGAGAATTGTTCCTTAGTGAAGTTGTGAATACAAGCTCAACCAGTTATCAAAAAGCGGTTTCCTACTTGGTCAAAGTTGCCGCAGATGGCGGCGACCCAAAAAAAATTACCCCTATTGAGATACTCCGAAATATAGGATAGAAATGCCACAATCAATATATGAAGGATACCCTTCAGACCCAGAGCCGATTATTGCCGGGAACATCAATGTTCTTGCTAGGCCCCAGGTCAGAACTCGTCCAAAAGCAGACGGAACAATTGTTATTGACCCTAACGGTCCGGATGTATCAACACTCATAACGGCAACATTAAAAAAAAGAATAGATAAAGAAACTCGTTACATAAACCTTCCTTTATTAAGCGCTGATGGAAGAACTGTTTATACCGAGGAACAGGCATGGGCCCAATACCTAAAAGACGGTTTGCACTTAGGTATATTTGAAGATAAAAAAATACCTTACAAATCCCCAATAACCGGAGCGGTAAAATTACAATTAATTGCCGTAACAGCAGCAGAAAAACTTTCAGAGCTAGAACAACTTAGAACAAATGTTTTAAAAAAGTTAAATAACTCTACTTATGACAGCCGTAATTATCAAATATCAAACAGGACCGACATTAACGACATTATGTCGGTGTTTAGTATAACTGGGCTCAGACAAGTTGAATCAGAAACTCTTGCCAAAAGAATGATTTCGCTCACGGTGAGTTATTCAGACAAAGCATCAACAGAAATCTCAGCGCAATATCTTGATACTGATTACAGCATTATATCCAGTAGATATTTTGATTTAAGAAGAGATGTTATATACAGGGGAAGAGCTTTTGAGGTTGGTGAAGTATCAACCGCTCCTGGCTCGGGTGGGTCTCCGGTGGTAAATGTCAGGTGTTGGCCAAAAAATGTTCAGTTGATGAAAAGAGATAAAAAACCAGAATTAATTGCTGGAACAAATGGTTTTGAATATGCGCAGTCTATCGCTAGAAAATATGGCATGCCTTTTTATGGTCAAAAAACAGGGAAGCAGCAAGCCTTGTTTAAGGCAAGAACATCTAGCGGTGCTGACAGTTCTGTTTGGACGGTTTTGACTGGAGCAGCTAGCACAAATCAATATCAACTATTTGAAGTTGATGGTCAGCTTATATACGGTTCAATGCAATGGATGCTTTGGAGATTTGGTTTATCTTCGAAACAATCCATAAAAAACAAAACTCAACAATACATAGATTTAGTTTACGACCCAAGCAAGCCAAACAACGGAGCTGTTGACACCGAAGTAGAGACAACTGTATATTCATATTTGCCAGGCAGTGGAGGTCCTTCATCACTGCTGTGGAGTATTGGTGAAATAGTTGAAGAAAAAGTTATAACAAAAATTGAGTCAAAAGCTTTTGAGCTCACAACATGGCCAGAAATAAGAAGGTCAGAAAATGATGGCCTAGAGGGGGATGGTACGGCTACATTAAAATCCCCAAATGGAAGATTGATACGACCAGGGCACACGGTTTATTTTTCGGGCATGCCAGAGTTCTTTAAAGGTGGATACATAGTGAGCGGTGTTTCATTTTCTGAATTTGACTCTCAACCCGTGCAGATAAATTTCAATACTCCACAAAAACCAAAAGACCAGAAAAAACCAACAGAGTAGGCAAAATGTTAGTCCCTTCATCTCCTCGTTACTCGACCTCAAACCCATCAAAAGCAAGCAGTTCGCCACTGATACCAAACAGCGTCTTCGTTGGAAAAGTGGTAAGAATAAGCGGCGGAGTATTTGTTAACGTTCCAAAACTTGCTCAGAACCAAATATTTGGACCGTGTAAGGTTTTTTCAAAATATCCATCCATTGGAGACAGTGTATTGATTGGTTTTCTAGACGGAGCCCAAACTGAAATTGCCGTATTTGGGGCTCAGTCAACAAATAAAAGAATATCTGGTGTGGATGAGCCGGTGCTCGCTTCAGATGCAGCGACAAAAAAATATGTAGATGATGAGATACTTGAGCTTAAAGCTTGGGTTCAAGCAAATTTTGATTAATGGTGGGAGAATGTATATATGCCGATGTTAAAATTTCCACTGTCATTTGACCAGTCTGGAAGAGCGGAAATAATATCCGACTCTGATACTGCCCAATTTGACCAGGTTATAGCCCTAACCATGCGAACACAGCCTGGTGAGCACCCGCTTGCGCCTGCATATGGGACAATTGACCCAACATTTGAAAGCGGCGAGCCTCAGGGATTTAGACAATCCATCAATGCTTTTTGGCCAGAGATAATCATAACCTCGATTGACAGGGGAAGACCGGATTCAAATGGTTCGGATAGAATAAATGTCTCTTATGAATTGTAGGACAAATGCCTTCACCTGATTTTAGTACATATATAAATTTTACTGGTTTTGACGAGCAACCAGCATCCGTGTATCAGGAAGCTGTCGCCTATGCGCAAACAGCGTTACCTGAATTTAACCCAAGACCAGGGACTATTGAAGATGCACTCCTACAGGCAGGCTCATATGTCGGCTCCCTTGCGATTGGCGCAATTAACAGACTACCTAACGGATTGGTTGAAGGCATTCTAAAGATAATGGGTGTTACCAGAATTGAATCTACAGCTGGAACCGTTGATGCTGATATTGAATTTTTTGACGCAGGACAGACGGTTGATGCTGGAACAGTTTTTGTTTACGACTACTTTGACGGTTCGCAAGTTATACAGCTTCCATTTGTTTTGAATACGGCGGCTACTGCCGAAGCGGCAGAAACAACAATTTCTGTTACTTTAACATCGTTGATAAATGGGGTAATACCTTCAATCTCTGTAGGAACTCAGTTTTTGCCAGCCTCCCCAAGCGCAATCATATTCTCTTGCACAACAACATCGGTTGTAACTCAAGGAGACAGCAGCGAAACAGACACGCAGTTCCTTAACAGGGCAGCTACATATCTGCAATCACTAAGCTCAACCCTAAATACTGCAACACAGATTGAAAACTATGTTCTGTTAAATTATCCAAATGTAAAAAGATGCAAGGTTTATGACCTAGTTAAACCAACTGCATTTACTGCAACATCTGCTAGTGCTTATCATTTTGGTACATCAGCAAGTGCGTATGTCAATCAAGCTTTTGCGTCATCCGCATCTGCCCATCCAGGAACAACGTATCGAATGATAACTCCAGAATTTTATGGAGACTCAACATACTCAGATATATTTCCAAGTGGTGTTTACACAACAACGACAAACGGTCTATCGCTTAATAGCGCACAATCCCTATTGACATATACCGACAATATTTCGGCCTCTGCAATGTCCGGAAATCTAGTAGATGTCGTGATGATGGATACGCTTCTGTCAAGCTATACTGAAAACAATCCAGAACCAGGGTACTTCGCAATTTTTGTACTTGGCGAAGACGGACTCCCAGTTGGAAGAACTACAAAAAATTTAATTAAATCAGACATTACAGACCGCGTCGTAGCTGGTTTAATTTTTGATGTTATTGACGCATCTGTATTTTATTTGAATATTCAGGTGACCATAGCTGTGCGTGCTGGTTACAACTCAACAACAGTTTCTTCTGACTTAAAAACAGAACTTGAATCTTATGTTTCACCGGACCAATGGCCACAATTTGACTCATCAATTAGAATTTTTGACCTAGTTGGAAGGTCGCTGTCTGTTGAAGGGGTTCAGTATGTTTCAAGCTTTTCCACATCGGTGACTTCTTACCCAGACGCCCCATATGGGAATAATCTTCTGGTTCAAGAAATTTCAAGCGGAACAGCTATTACTTCGTATGACTCAATATACGCAGGAAGTTTGCCTCAGGCGATAGTTGAAGTAGTTGTTCTGTAATGGCAGCAGTTTTTAATCGTCTAACAGGGGCTGCTTCAACACTGTCCACTCTTGGAGATTCGGGTGAGTGGTATATATCTGGGGCTTCGTATGACAATCTTTCAGTTTCCGACCTTAGAACAAGTAGTGAATTTAAGCAAATAAAGATTACGCCAACTGCAAGTGCTTGCTATATAAGCATTGACGCGGTTGCAATGGACATATCTGATTACCAACATGCAGCCCAGTTGACATTTGGCGCAAACATGCCAGCTGGCGGTAAAATTAATATAAAAATATTTGACGACGGTAGCTCAATTGAGTCTTTTGGTCTTACAAATTTTGAGATTCCTCCGGCAACAAGTTCTTTGTATTCTAGCTCTCTGGAAAATCCAGCTTGGAGAGTCTATAGAACAAACGAAATGTATGCTCCAAGTTACAACGGTGGGCATCCAGTTGTTTCGATTGAAATAGAATTCATACCAAACAATCAGTCGCAGGATTTGTATTTTACAAGTCCAGTGCTATGCACTTCTTCTGACGCTGGGAGATTCAGTGAAGTGTTTCTTCAGATGTCCAGGTATATCCCAACAGAGTATCTTGATACTGAGCAAATTCAACAAAACCCAGATTTTGCATTACAGCGTTTCAGTGATGTTGCGTTTGAGGGTCTTGATAGAGCGCTAAAGCAGTCTTTTTCTTTTCAGTATTACGATATATCTGAAGGTTATGACGAAAGCGACGACAGAACAAAGAGTTATCTTGTAAACCCTGATGTGGCTGAACTAGATGAACTTAAATGGCTTGCTCAATTTGTTGGTACAGAACCAATATCAAAACTTGAATCAAGTGCTGACCCATCTGACCCATTTATCCTTGGAGAGACCGAGGGTGATGGGGGAAGCACGCTAAATGGTGGAGATGCCTTAAGATTTACAACATCTGCGCTTCTTGAACCTCCACAAAACACGGCAGAACTGCAAACAGAATTCCTGCAGTGGCAGGCTGCAAATGGTTACTACGGCATTAATGCTGGCTCGATTTCAGCAGTTGAAGAGTCGGTGAAGAGATTGATGATTGGCGCACAAGAGGTTTCAATCACTCTCCAACACCAGGGGCCTTTTACTGTTCTGATTGAGACTCCATGGGAGCAAACATATGGAGCTTCAGTAGAAAAGGTTGGAGAATCTTTAGATGTTATAAATGAAGCAATTTCTTATGCAAAGCCTATCGGAGTACAAATAACACATGTATTAACATAAGGGGAAACATGGAAGAAGATGAGAGTAAAAACATAAAAAACGATTTTGACTCTTTTGTCAGAGATGCGCTCCCAAACAAACTTGTATCAAATTTTGTAATCGTTGCCGAAATAATTAGTGAATCTGGAAGCGAGCTTTCAATATCTTGTTCAAACTCAATGACCCCATGGCTTGCCTCAGGGATGCTGAGGGCCGCAGAGGACATGGTTTTGAGTGGAGAGAACAGCTTCATGGATGAAGGTTTTGGCGAGGATGAGGAGTAAACATTAAAAGTTTTTTAAAAACATTACCTTAAGGGTTCCATTTGTGTCAAGGCAAATAGCCTAAACTTTGATGGGTGTACATCTAGGAGAGTATGTCAATGATTGCAGGAATTTACAATATGACGTGTGAACAGGGTTCTACGTTCCTTCGTGTTTTTAAAATAGAGCAACCAGACCTAATAGCTGACCCCACAGGGAACACTTTTGAAAATTATGACCTATCTGGTCATTCTGCCAGAATGCAAATACGGAGAACAATTGACTCAGACACAACAATTGTCAACATTAATTCGTTTTCTGCAAGCGCTCCGGGCAGGCTTGAAATAAATCCCGCCTCAGCAAATAACCAGATTCACGTATTCTTGAGCGATGCAGTTACGGCATCAATTACAACCAGTGGCGTCTACGACCTCGAGGTTATTGCTGCGGATGGTTTTGTTTCAAAAGTGGTTAGAGGCACCTTTACCCTTATCCCAGAGGTTACCAAGTGAGTAACACCCCAAATAATGTCATAATTTTTGATGACATTCCCAATCTTGTCAATGTAACGCAAGACGGTGTAAATCAGATAAATGTCCACGAGGACACTCCTAACGCTGTAATTGTCAACCAAGACGCCCCAAATAATGTCCAGGTTCGACTTGCTGCGATGGGCGGCAATGCGCGTAGACATGTTCACACCCAACAAGCTGCATCATCAACTTGGGTTATTAATCACACTCTTGGTGGAAAACCATCAGTAACAGTGGTTGATTCTGCCCAAACCAACGTTACTGGTGAAGTACAATATACTGGTAGCACAGATTCCCAGGTGACGGTGTTTTTTACTGCACCTTTCTCTGGTTACGCCTATTTGACATAAGGCAGGAAAAATGGCACAAAAATTTCTAACTAATATTGACCTCAATCAGAATCAACTGATTAAAGGTACTTTTGAAGTACTCGCCACCGACCCGAGCACCGACCTATTTGATGGTCGCCTGATATTCAATAGCACCGAAGGTGTAATTAAGGTTTACGACGTAACCGCCTCTGCTTGGCGAAAGATGATTTCTGGCGTAACCGCTGCTGGAGACCACGCTACTTCGCTGACAATAAATGAATCCAATGGCGCTATAACGATTACTCCGAACCTAGCCAACTCGGCTAGTGCTGGATTGATGTCGGCTTCGGACTTCACGAAGCTCGGAGATTCCACCCCAGACGCGACCGCTAACAAAATTGTTCAGCGTGACGCTAATGGTAATGCAAAAGTTGCCGACCCAACAGATAATGCCCACATTGCCACCAAAGGTTATGTAGACGCTGCTCGTCAAGGTCTTGATGTTAAGGCATCAGTAAGAGTCGCCTCCGTTGCTCCAGTGGCAATCGCTTCGGCTCTTGAAGCAGGCGACGTAATTGATGGAGTCACACTTGTTGCTGGTGACCGTGTTCTCCTCAAAGACCAGAGCACAGCATCTGAAAACGGTATTTATGTAGCGGTTGCTTCTGGTGCCGCCTCTCGCGCAACTGATGCCGATACATCAGCAAAAGTTACGACAGGAATGTTTACCTTCGTTGCTGAAGGTACAGTAAACGGAGACAACGGTTTTGTTCTTACAACGAACGACACGATTACTCTTGGAACAACAGGGCTAACATTCGTTCAGTTCTCAGGTGCTGGTCAAGTCATTGCTGGCGCTGGTCTCACAAAGAGCGGAAACACACTTGATGTAGTTGGTACAGCAGACCGCATCACAGTTAATGCTGATTCTGTAGATATTGCTTCTACATATGTTGGTCAGTCAACTATCACAACCCTTGGCACGATTACAACTGGTATTTGGAACGGTACAGATGTTGCTGTTGCAGACGGTGGTACTGGTGCAAGCGACGCGGCAAGTGCCCGCACGAACCTCGGTATCAAAACAACGGCTGGTGCGGTCACAACAAGCACCTCAAAACTTGCCCGCGTAGCAAGTCAAGGATGTGCGGCTAACGCTTCTGGAACCTCTACGACAACAGTAACCCACAACTTTGACACGCTTGATGTGAGCGTACAGATTGTTGAAGTCTCTAGCGGAGCAACAGTGTTTGGTGATGTCGTCCGTAACAATGCCGACACCGTAACAGTAACGCTTCTTGGCGCAAGCATTCAAGCAAACGATTACAGAATCGTTGTAACGGGCTAAATTTAAAACATAGATTAGCCTTGAGGGGCTAGCCGAACTAAAAGAAACGATTGAGGTCGTGGCTCAGAAATTCATAGTTCCTATAACCGTTCGCCAACTTGCTTCCGCTGGCTCCGATGCGTTTACTATCTATGTAGACCAAGACGTTTATTCACGAATCCAAATACAAGCTGGTGGCCGTATTGTTTGGGGTTCTGGTGATGCCGCCCTAGACACGAATCTTTACAGAGATGCTCCGAATGTTCTAAAGACAGACGACACATTTAAGGCCGCTGGTCTATTTGTTTCTGGAACAGAAATTGACCCAACTGGAGCAACTTCAGACCAAGTTCTTAAATTTAATGGCACAAAGTTTGTCCCAGGAACCGCAAGCACCGTTGGACTACTCAACGACCTATCCGATGTAACCACTGCTTCCGTTGCTTTTGGTGATGTTCTTACGTGGAACGGAACATACTGGACGAATGGAGAGCCAACTGGTGGTGGCGCAAGCGTTACCGTAAGCGAGTCTGCTCCAGCTTCTCCAGCTACTGGTGACTTGTGGTTTGATTCCATCCTCGGCGTGATGTTTATCTATTACGACGACGTATGGGTCGAAGTAGGTGGTGGTGGTGTAGTCAACTTCGTATTAGATACGGTTACCGCTAAGGGTGACTTGATTGTCGGAACCGCTGATGGCGCGGCAGACAATCTAGCGGTTGGTGCGAATGGAACCTATTTAAAGGCAAACTCTTCAACGGCAACAGGTCTTGAATGGGCTTCTGTCCCAGCCATTGATGCGGCAGCAATTATTTCTGCAGCTGGTGGAGATGGAACCAACGGACAGGCGCTTACTACAAATGGTTCTGGAGTTTTGGACTTCACAACAATTGTCGGCACAACAGAAGCATCAATCATTAGCGCGGTTGGTGCTGATGGTGCAGCTGGTTCGGTTCTAAAAACAAACGGTTCTGGTGATTTGTCTTTTGGTGATGTTGTGCTCGGAACAAATACTTCTGGGAATTATGTTGCATCACTCGTTGCTGGAACGGGCATCACACTCAGCAACAACTCTGGAGAAACGTCCACCCCAACCATTGCAATCGGTCAGTCTGTAGCAGCATCAGCAACACCAACATTTGCTGGATTGACATTAAACGGAAATATCACTTTTGAAGGCGCAACTGCCGACGATTACGAAACAATTATTGCGATTACTGACCCAACGTCTGACAGGGTAATTGTTTTTCCTGACCTAACAGGAATGGTAGTAACAACTGGTGATACTGGCTCTATTACGAGTCTGATGATTGCAGATAACACTATTGTTAATGCTGACATCAATACATCGGCTGCTATAGAGCTGTCAAAACTTGCTTCTGGAGCATCTGGTCAAGTGGTAATTGCTAATGCATCTGGGGTTCCAACCTACACGGCGATAAGTGGTGACATCACTGTCGACGGAAGCGGTGTGGCAACAATTTCCGCCAACTCTGTAGCTCTCGGAACAGACACAACTGGCAACTACATGTCAGACCTTACGCAAGGTACTGGTGTGTCAATCACGCATACCCCAGGCGAAGGTTCAAATGCTACGATTGCAATTGGACAGGCTGTAGGTACTTCTGCATCAGTACAATTTGCTGCTGTTACTGCGCCACTCATTGGTAACGCATCTACTGCAACGGTCTTACAAACAGCAAGAAATATCGCTGGTCAATCATTTGATGGTTCTACAAATATTTCTATCGCTCCAACGGATTTAACTGGTGTTACTTCAACAGCCGCAGAACTAAATATTCTTGATGGGGCTACGCTTTCAACAACTGAACTTAACTACGTTGATGGGGTTACGTCTGCTATCCAAACACAGATTGATTCTAAGGCCCCAAGCGCCTCGCCTACTTTTACTGGAGTTGTAACACTCCCAGACAACACAGTGGCTCTTGGAACAAAGACTACTGGTGACTATGTTGCATCGCTTGTTGCTGGTACGGGTGTCACTCTCACTAACGGAACAGCCTCAGAAGGTGGAACACCAACAATAGGAATCGGTCAGGCTGTTGGAACAACATCTAATGTCCAATTCAATGATGTAACAGTTGACGGAAATCTCACAGTCAACGGAACGACAACAACATTAAACACGGAAACGCTATCAATAGAGGACAACATTGTCGTTCTCAACTCAAATGTTACCGCTTCACCAACAACTAACGCTGGCGTTGAGATTGAGCGTGGAACATCCGCCAATGTTCTAGTTCGTTGGAATGAAACCAGCGACAAGTGGGAAGTCACCAACGACGGAACGACATACGGCAATATAGTTACAACCGCAGATAGCGGAACTGTCACATCAGCAATGATAACTGACGGAACAATTGTTGATGGAGACATCAGCGCATCAGCCGCTATCGCCCACAGCAAACTTGCCAACGCTACACCGGGTCAGATTCTTCTTGGCACCACAACCTCTGGTGTTCTTACAGCAACCGCGCTTTCGGGTGATGTGACAGTAAATGGTGCAGGTGTCACGGCGATAGGTTCAGGAAAAGTCACATCAGACATGATTGTTGACGGCACCATCGTTAATGCCGATATTAATGCCTCAGCAGCAATTGCTCTTACCAAGTTGGCTTCGGGAACATCAGCACAAGTGGTTATCGCCAACTCTTCAGGTATTCCAACCTATACGACACTTTCTGGTGACATAACGATTTCTGATACGGGTGTTGCGTCAATAGCCGCAAACTCTGTTGCTCTTGGAACAGACACAACAGGAAACTATGTTTCTGATGTGACCGCCAGTACAGGCATAACAGTCACTCACACACCCGGTGAAGGTTCTTCTGCGACAGTCGCACTTAATGCGACACTAGACGACCTGAGTAATGTTTCTGTAGCCACACCATCATCTGGACAGTTTCTAAAATGGAACGGTACCGCATGGGTCGCTGACACGATTGTTGGTGGCGCAAGTATCTCCGATACAGCCCCAGCATCTCCTACTGCTGGTCAAATTTGGTTTCAGTCAACCAATGGCAAAACTTTTGTTTACTACGACTCTCAATGGATTGAAGTGGGTGGAGTTGGTACGGGCGCACGAATGGTGTCCAGTTCTTCCGCACCTGCGTCACCACTTGAAGGAAGTATGTGGTTTGACACCGATACTGCCCAAACATTTGTTTATTATGACTCGCAGTGGATTGAAATCGGTGCATCGGGCGTAACAGCGAGTGTGCAAGATTCCGCCCCAGCCGACCCTGTTTCTGGTCAAATATGGTTCAACTCCCTCACAGGTGGTACATACGTTTATTACGGAACAAACTGGATTGAGGTTGGCGCTTCACCATTCAGTGCCCTTGTCAACACCATCAACGCCAAGGGTGACCTTCTTGTCGGAACAGCCGATAACACACTTGGTGGGCTTACAGCAGGTTCTGCTGGTCAGGTTCTTACTGTAGATTCTTCTACGGCAACTGGTCTAAAATGGGATACCCCAGTGTCAACAGGCAAGGCAATCGCAATGTCACTAGTTTTTGGGTCTTGAGGAGATTTTATGGCAGCACCAAATATCGTCAACGTAACAACCATCTTAGGTAAAACGGCCGTACAGCAAGTAACGACAGCGGCTACTGCCATTGTTACAAATGCTGCAGCAAGCGGCAAAGTGTTAAAGGTCAATGCCTTGTACATAGCAAACGTCGATGGTACCTCTGCCGCAGACATCTCAGTTGGTTTGTATCGTTCTTCTGCTTCTATTTCTTATGAAATTGCCCACACTGTTTCTGTCCCGGCAGACGCAACACTCGATGTCATTAGTAAATCTATTTATTTAGAAGAAGGCGATGATTTGCGCCTTACTGCTTCTGCTAACTCTGACCTTGAAGCAGTATGTAGTTATGAGGAGATTAGTTAATGGC